GGGAACGCGCCCAGGAAACCCGAAAAACCTCGAGTTTCTCTTAGGATCTCAACTATAGACTTCGCTCTTGTTCTCAAGCTAGGACTATAGGATCAGGTATGCGGAATGATAGTTCTTTTATTCAAGCAAACTTGCTCAAATGATCATGTGGTGAACTACCGATGATCGTAAGAGCTTACAGACGGTGCCTTATATAGGCAGAGCGTCGGAAGGGGGGTGGTGTCACACACGCACTGCGATCCTTGCTTACAAGCTAAGCAAAGGCATCGTGGCAGACAAGGAATAAAGTGGCACAGGTGCCAAAAGAAAGTGGACAGCACACTTGTCCGAAAAGCACACAATAATACAACTCAGTGGAGCATCCACTGAATGGGCCCAGTACTCTCCGCTGCGGTCATCCCTGACGTCAATGCCTCCTCAATCGTCATTGCTTACGTCTTGGAGATCTAGCACATCTTCTGCGGCTACTGGCGACATAGCCCTTGGTGTGGCCTGGTATTCCTCGAACTCCTGCTCTTCTATCTTCAGCTTGGTGACTTCCTTCATAAGTTCCTCCTCCATTGTTTGCACGCCACCGGTCTTCAGAACTTCAAGATTCTTGAGAAATTCATCAATTCTGTCTTGAATGTGTTCTTCAATGAGATCTGCCCAGTACCAGCAATGGCATTTGTTCATTGCGCACTTGAAGAATTTCCTTCCTGGGTTGGCAGATGTTCTGGACACTAACTGAATTGCAGGCTTCCTGCATGCACAGAGTAGAACTGGTTCCTCTGTTAGCATAAAAGCTTGCTCTGTTCTTTCGAACATGTCCTTCTTGAATGTGGGGAATGGATCCAGAATTTTGTTTCCCCATTCTCTGAGTTGCTCAGTGTATGGATGATCTGGATAAGGAATTACTTCCCTTATGGCTTGTGTAAGCAGGATCATCTCTTCCGTTGGTTCATTCTGAGCTAATTTGGCTTTGAGCCTGGACAAGATGTCAGCTAAACCATTGCTCTTCCCTTTTATGTGTTCAATGACTATCTCTGGTCCTGCACCAGTGATGTAGTCCATGAACCTGATCCATCTGATCTCAGAAGGCTTGTGTTCAGCACTCTTGTTGTAGAACCTTTCGATTGCACTACTGTCAGTTCTGACTGTGATCTCTCTTTTGTCCAAGTAGAACAATCTCATCTTTTCTAAGCCATTCATAACCCCATAGATTTCTGCATCACAGGTTCCTTTTGGCTTATCAAATTTTCCACTGGCATACCTACAGATTTGCTCTGTATTTCTTGGGTCTGCCTTGTTTTTCTTCCACTTGCATACTGCTCCCCATCCAGTTGCACATGCATCTGTTTCAATGATAATGTATGCATCTTCTGGTGGAATAGTGAGATTTGGAAGCGTTCTCACCATTGTCTTGATCCTATTGATCAGCTTCCAATCTTCTGAATTGAGCCTTCGCTCACCTTTCTCTGAGGTCTTTGGATATAATGGGCCAAGAAGCTTGCCCATATCTTTGATGTGGTTTCTGGCATAGTTCAGTGTTGCTAGCCAGGATTTAAGACCTTCTTTTGTCTTCAACTTCTCGTCATCAAATTCTGCAATCTTCTTAATAATATGTTCTTGGACTGCTAATTGGTTGTCACCAATTGTGCTTCCCAAGAAATCCACCTTCTTAACTCCTATCTTGTACTTTGACGGACTCAAGATTAGTCCATTCCTTTTGCAGATTTGAAGCATCTTCCACAGATGTTCAGCATGCTGTTCTTCGTCCTCCGAGAAAACCAATATGTCATCAATATACACAGCTATGAACCCTTCTGTTCCTCTGAAACACTGGTCCATTTTTCTCTGGAAGATTGCTGGTGCATTCTTTAATCCAAATGGCATGACCAGCCATTCATACAGCTCATTGTATGCTGAAAATGCTGTTAATGGAATACTTTCTTCATCCATGGCGACTTGATGAAACCCGCTCTTCAAATCAAACTTTGAGAAGATCTTTGCTCTTGCAACATTTTTTAGTAGAGCATTGATTCCGGGCAATGAATATTGATCCGGCCATGTGTTGTCATTTAGCCTCTTGTAATTGAAAACCAGTCTTGGTTTTCCTCTGATTTCCTTTCCAGTCTTCGGGTCAATTGATGTACCCGATTCCACAATGAATGCATTGGTCCTGTGAGGACTCTTCGAAGGCCTGATGACTTTTCTTTCTAGGAGAGCATCAATATGCTTCCTCATTGCTTCTTTCTTCTGAATGTTCAATAGTGTCTGAGGCTTGTCTTTAATAATCAGATCTGGGTTTCTCAATTCAATCTTGCACTTGATCTGATTCTTGTTCCAGTGAGCCAAGGTATCTTCACCCATATATCCTTGCTCCTTCATCTCCTCAAGAAGCCTCTTGTTCTTGCTCATGAAACTTCTGTTGATAAATTCTTGTTCTGAGGTAGCAACAAGAATTTCCTCTGCTTCGGCTTGCAAGTACTCATTTGCCTTAATACTGGCAATGTATTTGTAGAAGGTCACTGTTCTTCCTTCCAGCCGAACTCCTCCTGCTAAGGATTGCATAAAATTGCATCCTATGAGCATCTGCGTCTTTTCTCCCATGTACATTGGTCCAACATATGTGATCGGGAGTCTGAACCAATTTTCTCCTGCCCAAAGCTTTGCACCATCTTTGACTTGTCGGTCAAGCTTTGTTACTGAGTTTACCCCATGTATCTTGACTTTGAACTTCGTGGGTTGGAGAAACTTCTCTTCAATGAATACTTGGTTGATACAGGACCTTGTTGCACCTGTATCCAAGAGAGCTGTGAGTTGTACCTTTCCAACTTCTGGAACTTCTATGATCACTGGGAATCTGTACATCTCATCTTTAACTGCTGAAGCCATCATCACTTCTTCAGCTTCTTCTTCAGATTCTTCGACCTTGTTTACCTCAAGGGTTGCCTCAACTTCCCTGAGTTCTTTTCTTAGGTGGTCGATCTGGACTTGGTACATCCCTTCTGTCACACTGGATGTACTGGCTTTATTCTTCTTTACTTCTTCATTGTATAGGGCTTCAAACAATTCTGCCCTACTCTTCCATGTTTCAATTTCATTTTCCACCTCCGTGGAAGCTTCTTCAATGTAAAGCTCTTTTCCTTTCTTTGTTTCTTGATGAGCTTTTATTTCCTTGTTGAGTTCTTCAATAAGAATCTCTTTCTCCATTTTGAGCTTGCTATTTTCAATCAGCAACTGTTTGGCCAGCAGCTCATAGTTTGACTTCTTTTCTGGGGGCTTGACTGCTTCTGCTCCCTCGATTTTGATATTGTAGCAGAATTCTGAGCATTCATGACAAACTGTGATCTTGCATGTCCTGCAGTATATGTACTGCCCCTTTGTCACTGTCTTCAGGCATCTTTTGCAAGGTTTTACCCTTGTTCTTGTAAAATCCCAATCATGCTCACACTTGTATTGCTTGTATGAGACTTCCATTTGGTGCCTGAAACCTCCTTTTGGTCCTACAAGGAACGGACCCTTTTCTTCATCTGAATTCTCACTTTCTTCAATATCAGCCATCATGATGAACTCATCTTTGTAGTACTCTTCCCATTCTTCAAAGGTTTGAGGAACCTTTGGTAGCTGTTCATCTTCATTCAGGCCTAGATGTGCCTGACATTCTTCATTTTCTGATACTGAATAGATTTCATCGATGTCTGATTCATCATATCCAACAGAGACTAGGTCATAGCCATCTGGGATATCCAATTCATTTGCCAAGTTCACCCTTTCTTGTCTCTTCATAGGACTTTTGCAGTCCTTCATCAGGTGATCTGGTGAACCACAGACATAGCATCTGCATTTCTTCTCTCTTTGCTGCAGATATTTCTTCTTCTCTATTCTTACATGAGACTTGTGTGGCTTGCCTCTGTAAGATCTTGCTTTTCTTGTCCCATATTTCTTTCCATATTTCCTTGTTCCAACAGGATTGACCACTGGGAAGCCTTTGCAGAAATTCAGGCTTCTGAGTTGCTTCTGGAAGTTGTTTTCTGTACAAATTTCTTCCAGGTAATCATATGTAAATCTTGTGGCCGCTGGGACATGCCTTTCAACTCCGGGATACTTCTTCTTGAAAGCTTCTTTTACCCGGTCTCCTAATTTTCCTGGTAGCTTGGTGAAGAATTCATCAGTTAACTCATTGTTAACCCAAGCTCTTCCTGATCTGGCAGCCAAATTTCTATATCCAACTAGATATCTCATGATTGCTGGATATGTCATTTCTTGGCAGACAAGAGATTTTATCCTCTTGTAGGCTGCATCTTGAGTGTTTGTTGTTCCTTGTTCAGGAACCTCTCCAAGCAATATCCTCTTCATTTGTGAGAAGACATTCTGTGTTCCATTTGTTCCTGTGGCTTGAGTTTTCATTGCTTCAAAGGCCGTTGGGAAGGCCATTCTCCAGGTCTGGAACATTAGCTTTTCTGTTTCACCAAGAAGATTCTCAATCCTGGTGATCTTGTCTTCTGCATTCTCAAATGTCTGGGATGCTAATAAATTTGTGTTGATAGACTGCCATCTATCAAACTCCTTTGCATAATTTCCCATTGTGAGAACTAGCATCGCTCCAGATGTTGCCATGGCAGATGGAAGATTAAAGAACTGACTTTCATCCTTCCATTTTCTAGAATGTCCACCATAGTTTCTTCTGCTAGTCTCTCCTGAATCCCATCCTCTGGCTTCTTGTGCTGGTGCATAGCCAGGCATGTTTCCATCCATGTCCATGTTTGCAGGGATCATAGCAGATGATCCAGTGCTTGTACTCATCTTAGCTTCAACTGGCTGGGATGGCTCTTCAATCTCTTGAACAACAACTTTTGTTTTCATGAGTTGTTCAAGTCTTCTTAGCGCTGGGTACTCTTCTTCAATTTCAGCAGGGTAGGCTTCTTCAGTTTTTCCAAGAAAATCAGAAATAATCTGGTCTTCTTCTGGGGAAAATTCTTCTTCTCCCACTACCTTTTGCTGCGTAGAGTACTTTGATAAGATTCGGTTGAGGAAAGTGATGTCATCCTCTTCCTCTTCTTCTTCAAAGAGCGCCATATATGCCTCATCATCTGAGTTGTGCTCTACTGGCTTTGAAGAACTGGCACCTTCATAATTTGTGAATCTGAAGGATGTTGTGCCATCATAATTTTCTGTAGTCTGCACCTTGGTAGGTTGCATGACTACCTCTAGCTTTGATGGGAGAATGTTCCATTCTCCTCCTCTGATGCCCTTCACACTCTTTTTAGTGGCTTCAATAGCTTTTATACCTTTGGTCTTGATAAAAGACGCCACTCCTTCAACCTTATACTTGAAATACACATTGGTTGTATTTGACAATCTTGCAGTTATCAACCTTTCAATGTGTAAGTTGGCCTCTCCTTGCCAACCTTCATAACCCTTCACCTTGACAGTAAGCTGGATTCCATGAAAGAAATCCTTTATCGTTGTCATGAAGCTATTGATCACATAGACCATTTGTGGTCCTTTGCTCAGATCAATTTCCATAGCTCCAAGTACTCTTGGTGGGTTATCTCTGATGTCACGGAAAACTATGAAAACCAGTTTTCCTGACCAGTCTGGATGCAGAGGCTGTATTCTAACAGCTAGTATTCCGGGATGAATATACCGGAGTCCTGCCTGCTCCAATTGCTCGAATGTTTCCTCCTTGATAAAGGTCATATCAAGCTGATTGTCATCAATCAGGAGGATATCCTGGCTAGAGCTCCCTTGAAAGACTTTGTGATGAATATCATCACTTCTTGGGCCATACAGAACTTCTGCTGGGAAAGCTCTGGCTCTCTTCTTCATGCTCCTGGTTAGCTCCACATCAGGCTGCATGAGCATCTCCAGGGTCTTCTCTCTCGGGTCGTCTGAGGTAACCCGTAGAAAAGCAAGTGCTTGACCTGCGATTCTCTGAGCCTCATGTTTTGCATGCTGGGCTCTTCTGTAATCTCGGATCTGGTGATCCAAGAGTGCTCCATCTTCTGTGATGGTACTGGAGCCGGTACCTCTGACTCTTTGCGTCATTGGATCTTCCTCAGGAGTTCAAAGGGATTAGCGTGAACTTTTAGCTTCCCCCTTTCAACTACCTTGACAGGTGCTGCTCCTGTCCTCAACCCTTCGATCCTCTTGGCGAGGTCGTCGAGTTGCTTGTCTAGCCCGGATGAGCTGGGCTTGTCCGCCTTCTTGGTAAGGTCTTCCTTCAAGTCTTGGATTTTGTCCTCCAAAGACTTGATCTTTCCGTGCAGGGTAAGCAGTAACTCAATGGTTAAGTTATTCTGCTTGGTAAGCGTTGTGATGCTTGCGTTTCCTGCAACGAAGCCTTCTCCTGACTCTCCAAGGATATTCTTGGTCTTCTCGAGAGCCTTTGCGTATGCTGGTTCGTTGATACTCATCAGCTGATACGTTTCACCATGTGGTGAACCGTCTCAACTTCTCTACGTGTGGTCTCCACCAGCTTCTTGACCTGCTCGAGGAGCAACTCGGTCTGCTTCTCGATAAGCTTGGGCTGCTCTGAGATTGTCAGCACAAGTTCAGCAACGTCTTCTTTTGATAAAGGCCTCCGCTTCAGGTATTCCACACGAAGGTCGTGGATCTCCCTACTGAGGGTCGATAGGCCGTCTTCAACCTTCTTCAGACGTGCACGCTGTTCCTTCTGAATGATCAGCGATTGTTCCGCTTTGTCAGCTACGAGTTGTAGCTTCCTGCTTTGATCAGCAAGGTGCTTTCTCCCTTCAGAGAATAGCTCCTTCCTGTGCTCGAACGCCTTCTGCTGCGAGGTTAGCAGAACTTTGTATCCAAGATCTACTCTATAGCAAGTAGTACGCAGATTATGATTTAAATCAGAATTAGAGATCTTTGTTCCAAGAATAAGCTCTTGGTTAGCGTTTTCGAATATATGGGAATTCTTCCAAGCGGTAAACTGTGTTTCCCACTCGGCTTCAGATTTCATGCAAGGTAGATACAAGAACTGTATCACAGTGTTCTAATGGAGATAAGGGATACCTTGGGATGCTTTCAGAGTCTCTAGACTTCTACCCAGTTCCAGAGGTTACTTTTGCACTTAAGTCTTACAGGCATATAGTTTCTCCTTATACTGTTGTCTCGTTTGTACTAATAGGCGGATTCAGGGAGGCTTGAGTAGGCAGTTCTTAGTGATGAATCTTAGTCTCAAGGCTATTTCTTGATAGCTAAACTCAACAACCGTGCTGAAAAAGCTTTGATCGTCTGGCTCTTTTCCCCTTAGCGGCCTCCTGCCTTGACGGGTACTTTTGTCCTACCTAGATCTTACTTCCTTCAGCACTTAATTACTGAGCTCAACTACAATCACAGACCTTGATTTTCAGAATGAACTAAGCTTACCCCTCATTAACGTTCTCCCCTAGAACAACCTAGTTTTCCAAACAATAGACAGTATTTTGGATATTTTCAGCCTTTCGACGTATCATGCTATGTAACTTGCACAAGTAGTTGTCCTTAAACTCATCAGCAGAGCCCTTGGCCCCTTATCTAAGAAATTTAGAACATAGCGGATACAGAAATCATACCTCGCTCTGATACCA